GGACGGAAAACTCCGGTAAGTTTCTACCACCGTAGCTCCCAAAAGCGACATTTGGCAGTACTGTTCGACAAAGCGAATTGCCGCCCGCAAATAGGCTTCTATAATTGTGTCCTCGGCGCTCCCGGTAACGCGTAAATGCGTTTTAGCCTCATCGACTGTGACCGGCAAGGAGGAAGAGTAAGTAAGCTCTATTGCGGACGGCAAGTATTTCATTTTTATCGCTTTGTTGCTTTTTTTACAATTGCGTCTGTGGCTGCTTCAATTAGGACTTCTGCAATTACTGCCAAGCCATCCTTGATTAGCCGCTTGGCGCGTGATTCCGGTACGTCTTTATGAATGCCTTTACCGTATCCAAAGTCGCCGTCCTCATCATGGCCAACCAAACTATCTAAAACGCGAATAGTCATAACTAAGCTGTAATTAGGTGCTTAACTGCTGCGGTGTCAAGTAATTTAGCGTCCCAACGAGCGAAGCCAAACAATCCAATTTCGCCAGTGCCCATGTATAGGTATTCGTTGCGCAAAATTTCAAGCGCGCGAGATTGACGAATTAAGTACTTGCTGAAATCGCCGAACAGAATTAACTTGGAAGCGGTGTTGATTGTGCTGTCCATGTCTTGATTGATAACATACTGGAATCCGTCAATTGTTGCAGGTTCGCCCACGATAAAGGAAGGCTGCCACAGTGGACGCGCGTCAGATGCTCCGATTGATAGCTTTTTAATGTACGCAAGTACATTATCGTGCATCATAAAGCGACCGTTGCGGCGGTACTCCGGATCTACGCTGTGTACCAAGTCAAGAATCTCTGCAAATGTGATTGCAGTAGCGGAAGCGGCGGTTTTACCCAAAGTAGAACCCGTTACAACGCCCTGAGGCTGGGAAGATCCTGTTCCGGTTGTGCAGCTTTCGTTTGCAGCACGGCCAAAGCGAGTCCCCATCAAGTTAGCGACGTAGGCTTCAATGTCAAATGCGCTATCTTGGATAAGCTCCTTTGAAAGCTTAATAAGATCGCGATAAGTGTACGCGCCAACGGCAACCTGTGCGAAGGTTGTGTCTTGAACAGTCGCGGCGCTACCTTCGGCAACGAGTACCGCTTTGGCGCTCGTGTCATTGTTAGTAGGGAAATTTAGGGTATTTCCGGAATCAGTCAAAAGCAAATTTGCAACTTCCAAAACACCGCCATAAGCCTTCATCGATTCAATGATCTGATTTGCAAGGCTAACGGGAACAGTAAAGCCGCCCAAAGAGTTAGTGCCAGCGATCAACGTGTTGGTTCCGCGCTTTTCTAGGATAGAACGCTCGGCATCTGTCATGCGTGCCTCACCTTGAATCATATACTTGCGGAAAACGGCGTTAAAGTCGGCGTTTACCTCTTCAGGATTGCGCTTATCATTTGCGCGGCCTCCTCTCTCCTCGTTCTCGTAAAAAAGCTCTGCTGATCGTTTTTCAGCTTCAAACGCTTTTTGGCTGCGTTGAAAGGATTGGTAAGCTTCTTCCTGCTCCTTCTCAGCGCGGGCAAATGTTGCCTCTAATTCGGATTTGCGGACATCGGTAAGCCCTTCCACGTTAAGAGCGGAGGCGGCTTCCTTCATGGCACTAACTGCGTTGTCGTGCCGCTTTTTAAGTTCTTGGATTTGCTCTAAGTTCATTTTAAAATTTGATTGAATTTAAAAAAGCGGCCGCGTTTGCCTTTGCAATTGCTAACCGGATGTTTATGTTTTGGTTTTTTGGAGTTTCTACTTTTTTTGCGCCCTCAAATGAGCGCTTGGCGACTGTTGTATCTTGGTAGGCCGGAAACGTAACCGGCGCAACGTCGTAAAGCGTGCCGCCTTTTAGCAGCTCCCTAACTTGAACTTTGCCACCGTAAGTTGCACGGTCAATCCACTCGTCCGGAATTTTGCCGCGTAGTTCATCCGGATCCAATTCGCTCCAATTTTCGTCCTTTACCGTAAACTGGAATGAGCTTTGAAATATATCCCCGCGCTTTACCTCCTCATAAGTGTCGCGGCCTATTTGGGTGTCCGGTAAATCAACTTCGTATTGCAGACCCTTGTCATCGACCGTCAATCGGAGTGTATTGTTTGCCGTTCTGCCAAGCACTAAATTTGAATCGTGGTTTTTTAGAGCTGCGGTTTTAGACGTGTCCATCCCATCAAAAAAGGAACGGTTCACCTTTTCCAAATACCAACCCATCGAAGTATAAGTATCAAATATTGCAGCCGTGCCGCCAATTCTCATTGAATTGTCGCCCTCTGCGCGTTGTTCGAGCGCTCCAATGTTTGCAAGGCGTACTTCTGCGTCCGATATTGTTCTACTGTTGTGGGTCATTGTTAGGAGCTTGTAAATTTTCAAGTGTGGTCATATTGACTTGGATATAATGCTTTTTGCCAAGCCCGTCGGCAATCGGATTCATATTTTCAAGACGGCGAACCTCGTCCAAACTCATAACGCCAGCGTTTAGCATTTGGGAGTAGTATTGTGCGCGTGCTTGGGTGTCACCTCTCAAAAGTGAATCAAGGTTAAAGCGGAAAAAATAGTTAGCTCGATCCGATTTGCGTATTACGCGGCGGTTTAATTCGTCCTCAAAATTCTTGACGATTGGGCGTATTGTATGCGTTACAAACTCGATTGACTGGTGTTCGATATTGCCAAAAGTGGCGCGTTCAAGGTCGCCAATTAAGTGGAGCGGAACTCCAAAAAAGCGGGCAATTTCGCGCACTGTCATATTTGACGACTCGATGAATTGTGCATCCTTTGGACTGAGCGCGATTTGTTGGAATTTAGCGCCGCGATCCAATACACCTATCGAACCCGTTTCTTTGTAGTTGCGCATAACCCTCAAAAAGTTTTCGCGCATAAAGTCGGCCTGTTTTTGATCCAACGGTATAGGCGTTTCTACAATACCACGAAGTCCGCCGCCATTTTCATACATCGCCGCGGCATAGTCATTTGCAGCCAGCGCCATTCCAACGGATTCACGCGCATAGGTTAGCGGGCTTTTGCCTTCAATACCATCATCGGAAAAATTCCGAATGTGGAGAACCTCGCCGGAGTCAAGCGTTTCGCTTACTCCCTCGTTTGTGTTCTTGTAAAATATTTTTCCTTTGTAAAGGTATGGTTCGACAAAATCCGGATGGAGTATTTGAAACCCGGAAACGCGGCCGGTGCGGTCAAACTTCAATTTGGCATACGCGTTGCCCCTCATCATCAAATGAAGCATAAATGTACTCCGCCAAGTGTAGGAAGTCATCCGGTCGTTTGGCTCAATACATACGGCGTACTGCTCGGGAGTGCCTGTAATCTCTTCGGAGCCGTCTTCTAACTTCCTGTAAAATCCTAATTGGAGACTCGCAATAGTGCGAGAAAGTAAGCTAACACACGCGTAAACGGTAGATACTTTTAGGGCTGTTTCCGGATTAACCTTTTGACCGGCAACGGAAGGCCCGCCGTTTAGCCATTCTATAAACCAGCTTGAAGGATTCGACAACGTCGAGCGCTGTTCCGGTTTGGAGCCGATTAAGGCCTTGAATTGGTCAAATAGTGCCATTTGTGCAAATATGGTAGGATATTGCACTTTTTACCGCTTTTTTTGGGTAACATTATAGCCGTTTGACCTTTTTCCGTTCGTTTTTCCTCATAATAGATAGGCATTTCCTAAAAACTCCGTAATTCTTGTACTTTTTACGCCCTTTTTTCGCAAAAAATGCCTGTTCTAATTCATTGTAAATCAAATACCGCGCCTTGTATGGTTCATTTATACAGGCGTCATCGTATTGCTTTTTAAATTCACGCGCTTCGACTAAACGCCCCACGCTTTTAAGGTATGTTTAAACGGTTGGCTTTCAATGCCTTTAATCAATTCCATCATTTGTAAAGCAATTTCGCGGACTTCTACCTGGGCGTGTTTGTCGGCTCTTTGGGTGTAAAAGTTATGGAACGAGCGAAGATTGAACATCACGTCAAAGGTTATCTGCGAGTTATACAATTTAAAATACCTTGCGGACTCTTTAGCGCGCTTCCTTCCAAGTTGCGGCGTTAGCTGTTTAACAGCTTCGTGGTAGAGTGCGTTTGATAGGTTGCTGAATAATGATAAAGCGCTGCCCCAGTTGTAAGGTTCGTGTAGTTGCGTAACAAAAAAAGCATTAACCTCCGGATCTGTAATTTCATCGTAGTTCAATTGAGCGGTTTTAAAATCCACCGGAACGAATACTTTATCTTCCTTCAATTCCTTGTAACGCGCGCTTTCTGCGTTTATGCTACTAATTCGATGCTTTAAAAAATGGATATGCGTTGCAATGTCGGCCGTAACCAAAAAATGCACCATTCCTTTTTCAAATGGCGTTCCGTGTGGAACCGGATCGGCGCTCCAAAGTTGATTGATTAGCGCTGGTATTCGTTCGCGCTTTTCGTCCGATAATATGCGGCTCGTTGAAGTCCAAGCGCTTAACGCGATTGTTTCGTCCGATCCGTAATAGCCTAAAAGCTCAACTTTGTTTGCGTTTATCATAATATCGTAAATACGTTGTAATTCGTGTTAATTTCGTCCTTAAAAGTTACCCATTGCCCTAAGGCCATAACAAGCGCGATAATTCCATCCACTTTGCCAAATGCCTTATCTTTAACAACTTTAATGTTGTCGGATGGATCGCGCTGAACAACTGCGTTAGATGCCATCCAGCGTAGTACTTGGTTCCCTCCGTGTTGGATTTGTCCGCTTTTAATTAATCGTTCCAATTCCTTTGTAGGAGCCGACATCGATAGAAAGCCCTGACCAAACGGAGAAACAGTAATTCCGGAATCGGTTAAACGCTTGGAAACTTGACCGGCGCCGTAACGGTCGTACGCAATTGAATGGATTTTAAACTTTTGCGCGTCGTCGTCGATTTGCTTTAAAATGTAGTCGTAGTCGGTGACGTTGCCCGGCGTTGCGGTTAGTTCGCCGTCCTCGATCCATTTAAGGTAGGGAAATCCGCGAAGCTTTGTGACTTTTATTGCTTCGTCCTCCGGAACCCAACACCGGAACAGTATCTTTATTTTTTCGCCTTCGGATTCCGGCGGAAACAACCAAATAAGAGAGCAAGTATCTGACGTCGAAGCCAAGTCAAGCCCGCCAACACAGGAGCGGCCAATTAACTCCGCCTCGCTAACTATCTCGGCACCTTGCATCCAGTCGGCATCGTCAATCCAATTATCTAACGACGTAACCCAAACGTTTAAATTTTTGGTTAGGAAGTTGTTTTTTGCGGTTGTTCCTTCCGTGAGCGCTTTTGATAGTTCGCGGCGTAAATAGTCGTAAGAGATGGAAACGCCAAGCGAAGGATTTGCCTTTTTCCATATTCGCTCGTCCTGCCAATCGTCGTCTTGGTCTATATCGAATATCAAAGGAAAAATGCCCGGATTAGGTACGACGCCGTCAAGGATTTGTTTGCAGGTTTTTTCAAAAGTCGCGCAAACCCCATCCGGATTTTTACCGGCTGTTGTAATAACCCAAATCAAAGGACTTTTGCGCGCGCCCATACCCGATTCAATTACGTCCATCATGTCGTTATTTGGATGCGCGTGGTATTCGTCGCAAATACCGTAAAATGGATTGGTTCCGTCCTCTGACTTTGAATCCCGGCCAAGATAGGAAGTGAATCCGTTGGCGTCACGATCGGAAATTGAATGCGTATAGACGCGAACTTTACTTGAATAGGTTGGCGACTTCGCGCATAAAAGTCGCGTCATTGCTTGCTGCTTTCTAAATCCGATAGTTGCCTGCTTTTTAGCTGTTGCAAACCAATATACCTGCGCATCGCGTTCGTACTTGTCGAAGCGATGCCCATAAATGCCAATTCCGGATAAAAACTCCGTTTTCCCGTTTTTGCGAGCGATTTTGATATATACTTTGAAATATCGCCGCCAATCGTTGCTTTTAACCTTCCATCCATACACGCACCATAGAGTAAACGCCTGCCATCCATGAAGATCAAACGGCTTCCCTCGAAAATTACCCTCTGAAAATTGAATATGCTCAAAAAACTGCAAAATGTGCATCGCGGCGGCCTCGTCAAAGTAGTAAGGATAGTCTTTTGACTTTGCCGCTTCCAAGTCTGCCACGTGTTGAGCTACTAATTTGCGCGCCCACGAACTAAATACCGATTCCGGATTGAGCCCTTCGGAAATAAAGTCATCTACTAATTTGCGCGCCTCCTCTGCTTTCATATTAAATCGCTTAACGGATCGTTCTTGACCTCCGACGCTCCAATACTTGTACGGCTAACAGGATCAAATCCAAACCTACTACTTATTTTAATCATGTTTGCCAACGCTTGATCCTGGATCTTAATGTACAAAGATACCATCTTGGTATTCCCCTTATTTGTAGAATCGAGCATATCTCCCGGCTTTTTAAGTCCGCTTGTTTCGAGAAACTCAGTCGCTCGGTCGTACTTCATTTTCTCGACGCAAAAGGATTCTACCAATGCAAGGTCGGCGGCGGTCAAAATTCCCATCTCGCAAAGATTAGTACATTGATCGTACCAAATACGATGCGCGGATTCCGGTAACGATGGAGGCGGAGTTGGAATTGTTGTTATTTGTCGGGCGATTGGTTGGCCCGGATTGACGCGGCTTTTTTTAAGTGTGCCGCGCTGCTCTTTGACTTTGTCCGGTAACTTTCTCATGTTTTTACGGCTTGTTTAGACTAATTCTTAATACCATAGGCCCAAAACACTGCCCGACCCTACGAAAAGTGGCAGCGGCGTTTTTCTCCTACCCC